TATTGTTTGTAATATAGTGCTATATTGTTTGTAATATAGTGCTATATTGCTCTATTATTTCCTTCTGCTAAACAACCTCCAAATGAACTTCACACCTTGGTCAAGAATATTAACTACTCCTGCACTCGCTCCCAACGTAGCAATAGCACCGTCAACAGTCTCTGCATTGCCGCCTAGAAGCCCAGTACTCACCCCTGCTCCTATTCCTGAAGCCATTGTCCTTCCGAACTTCTTAACATCGAATTCTTCGCCCGACCTCATCTTCGCCACGTACGTTCCCATGCTAGTGCCAACCGCCGCCAGCAGCCCGATTGCCAAGTTTGTTGCAAGTAGACTAAACATAGTTTCACTCTCCATTAACGTTTGTTAAAATAAAATTAGCTTGTCGGAGACGAAGTAGACACTTTTTCTCCGCCCTTTGTATCTATCTTGTCAGCCTTAATGTCAATACCTTCCGCCAAGCAACCAGCTAAAAACATCAAAGCCAAACCACATACTACAAACATCAGATACTTTTTCATTTGTTTCACCCCCTTCATAAATATTGTTTTTCTACATACACCACATTTCTGGCTCAGTAATCATATTTACTAATTCAAGCAACATCTCCTTGTACCTCTTTGTAAATTCATCATCATTATCATTAATATCTACTTCAAATAATTGCCAACTTTGTGTTTTGTCAGGATACTCTTGCCCTAGTATAATACTAACATCTTTAGTCCCCTTGATAACAAACAACACCATCTCTTTTTTATTACACACCACCGCATGTTGAACTTCCCGATTGACATAGTGTATATGGTTGTTAGTATGGAAAATCTCAACCCAACTCATATCTACACCAGAATACTTAACACATTCAGTATCAGTTGCTCCCTGAAATATTGGAGCCTTATTATCACCTGCAAAACAATATGTTACAAAAAACGAAATAACTATTATAAAAAGTAGTGTAAGTTTTTTCATTTAGCATTATCACTCCATATCACTTTCAAATTCTATATCTACATCTTCCTCTCCATCATAATCAGTTACTTCTGCATTGTATTTATATAGTCTAAATTTATGTGGGTCTGTTGCTATTGCTTCGTTTATTGCCCTTTCTAAGAACCGCAACATAGGATAACCAGTTGGCATCTTTTCATACTTACCCTTTATCTCTATATAACCCTTAAACTCTATCTGCCAGTTATATAGCTCTTTTTCTTCGTCAATATCCTTTCTCTCTTCTTCTTCCATCATACTATCACCCTCAAATCTTCTGAAACAGGATTAAACTGAATAGAGGGGGTGCCTATTTCTGACGGAGGATAACCTGCTTTTTCAGCATACCCTGTTCCCCCTAAAGTATATACTTTTAAGAATGTACCTGTCATAACACCCCTCCTCTTTCTTGATATAAACTTCCCATATCTATTAAAACTCAATGCTGCTGTTGGGTCAACAGGCATATCATGACCATGCCCTACCATTACAACATCGCAAGTGTGCCAATCTGCTAATAACTTTTCAAGTCTATTTACTTTCCCCCCTGCCGACCTTCCTGCTATATTGCTATGAGTTACAAAGATATCAAAAGAGATTTTCCATGTACTCTTCTTCTTACTAATAAAGGATAATCGTATTACTGCAGCATCGTAAAGCAATTTTACAACAGGATTAGGATAAGCACCGAGATTTTCTGTTGCTGTTTTAGATTTTCCCTTTATCCCGACCTTAATATCATTGAGATGTTTCCACATATCATACAAAACATCATAATGATAATGCTGCCTTACTGTCTCTTCATGATTACCTCTTAGTAATCCAACACATTTCTTTCTTATAGGGTAAAAGATTTCACTCATTGTCTCTATCTGCTCTTGACAAATTCGTTCAATACTTTCGTTCCTGTACTTCCTTGCTACTTGTCGTATGTCAAAACGCTTATCTGTAAAATTTATTGCTTCTACATAGTCTCCCATACCGACCCAGTAATAAGAGTCGTTATGTGCTATTTTATCTACAACTTTTTGTAAAGCAGCTAAATCACACCCTGCATTACCTTCGTGAATGTCTCCCAGACCTATCAATGTAAACCACTCATCAACACGCCGAGCACATGGAATTGTTATCTGGTTAAATTCCATAATAATAAAAAAGAATAAACGCAGTCAATCTTTCGGTAGTCTTCATTTACAGAATAATTGTGTCTATCTAAAGAGTTCAACCGCATCTATATTATTTGTTTTAGATGGCACAAATAATTAAAGCCCGTTATTCATAAGTTAGATTGTTTCTACTCTTACTTCTGAAACAGATACTCTGCTTAATCTTGAAAACAATAGCGAAACAGTCTTTAAAAACGTTAAGCCTTCTTTTGTAGTGCACCACTTAACATCACCATTACCAGTGGGTGCTAGTATTCTTGTAATTCCCTTCTCATCTTTATTAGGAAAGTAGTCTTCTATATCTTTATCAATAACAATTCCTTTTTTTGCTGTATAATGTACTTTCCCATCAAAGTCCTGCTCACCTGTTTCTTCATTATAATGATAAAAGTCTACGTAGTAATGTTTCATTTTTTAGTCCTTCCCTTTTTTAAGATGTTCCTATGGGTCTGTAACATAACTTGTTAAATCAAATTCAGTTGTTTCCTTTATACCTCTAACTTTAGGCTGCCCTACAACCTTAGTGCCAATTGGTAAACCTTTTCCTATATGCTCCTTTCTCTCCCTCATAATTGCTTCAAACACTTTCTCAACTTCCTCTGTACCTCTAACCCTAAGCTGTCCTCCAACCTTTTTATATACCTGCTCATGTGCTAAGTATAAGTCATCATAAGTTTTTACATTCTTCATTTTCAAAACAGTTTGTATTGATTCTACTCTTTCTATAAGCCTCTTTTCAATGCGTGTAGTAATGCTTAGCCCCGATGCATCATGTCGTCGTATTTCAGTTAAGATATTCTTAACTTTCTTTGGAGTTAAATTTAATATCTCGTTTCTTACTTTATTAGAAATTTTAGCTGTGTTTCCTATCAACTTCTGCAATCCAGTGTGAGTATTTGGAAACATACACAACCCATTATCTATTGCAAACACTTCTTTTACTACTTTAAGACCTTTATAATCTCCTTTTCGTACTGTCTTAAAAGTAGCCATATAATTACCACTATGTCTATCATTATTATCTAAGATAAAATCAAGTATTCTTAACCTCGCTCCCTGTTCAGTACCTGAGTAGAGTTGTAAATCATTTAAATTTGGATGCAACCTTTTCCATGCCATTTTCTCAGCTGCAGTAAAATTGCTTCCCACCTTAGCCCCTTTTTTGTCTACCCATTTTTGTGCAGAACCTACTTTATTATGCAACCATTTATGAGTTGAGTCGCTCACTTTTCCTTTAAACTTATACATGGCTGTATAGGGAACTGAAACTTCTCCGCTAGCCATTCCCATTTCTGCTGCTATTTCATACGCAACTACTTCTCTCTGTGCCATTGCTCCATGTACAGGAAACCATTTACCCTTTGGCTCTCCAACATTAGGTTTAAAAAGTGCACTAGGCCCGTCCTCAAACTCTACCTTTATACTTTTATTTACTCCTGTATTAATACCGATAGTGCCATCTACTGTAGATGTAGGTGCAAAAGGTATACCCTTCGATTTCTCAACTTTCTTAACTATGGGTTGCTTGACTTTCTCAACTTTCTTAACTATGGGTTGCTTGACTTTCTTAACAGGTTTCTTTTTAATATACCAGTCTTTTCCAACTTTCTTTCTATAATAAAGTTCTCTTTTTATCTCTTTTGATATCTTTCCACTCCAAAACCATCTCCAGTAGCCTTTCTTTAATAATTTATCTACTTCTATCTTTCGCTTTTCTTCTATAACTTTATCAACTCTCTTTTTCCAAGAGGGAACTGGTTTCTCAACTTTCTTTTTCCAAGAGGGAACTGGTTTCTCAACTTTCTTAACTATGGGTTGCTTGACTTTAATACGTTTAACTACAGGCTTCTTAACAACTACCTCTTCAGCTGGCCTCTTAACTCGTCGCCGTCTTTTTCTACCTTTTCTAGGCACTATCGGTATAGCAACACAGCGACAATTCGGATGCAAAGGTATCTCGGGTTCTATTTCATCTAACTTATATATTCTTCCCTCTCTCCCTTCACATCTAGGACAGACTCTATTATCTCCTGCCGTCAACCATTCAGCTTTTACATAAACTTCTTCTATTCCATAAGCCCTCATCTCTGCAATATTCGCTCCATGATGAGCTCTAATAACTTCTGTTCTTGCTAATGTCCTAGCATTAGTCCAGCCTTTTTTGTCAATTATACCTCTTCTTTTATTTAATACATCTTTATAAGCCCCTTTTATCCCAGCAATTTCTCTTGCTAATTCTCTAGGATTACGACCCTCTGCCATTCCAAGTGCCATCGTTCTTGCTATCGGAGCTTCCATCGACTTTGTTATACCTTGCATTCCTGCATAAGTTTGAGTGTAAGCTAGTTGAACTCTATCAACATGAAAAGGAACATTGAACACTCCACTTAAGCCTTCTGCCGCAGCTTCAAAAGAAGGAATAGACATGCCCTGTTTTCTTAGCTCATTTCTTGTTCTCTGAACTCCCTTTTGATAAGCTGACCTGATATATACGTCAGACCACTTTCCTTCTACCATTCCAAGCCTTTTAGTAGTATATATTCGGGGACTATCACTTACTGACTTTTTATATGGAAGACCTTGCCTTGTAAATACTTCTATCCCAGCTCCCTCTTTGCTTAATATAAATTTATTGTTCTGGTCTTCTAACCAGTCCATGAACTCTGGTATTTTATTAGGGTCATATCTACTTCTCCATTGAGCTGCTGTTGCATTAACTAACAATATATCAGATAAAATATCTCTTTCTAACAAAGCTCCAGATTCAATATGTTCTCTAACAACATCTTTTAGAGCACGAAATCTTCTATCTACTTCTGCAACAAAACGTCTCCTAGTAGATGTAGTCCTTGTAGGGTCTACGTTTGTTATTAAGCTTAAAGTAACTAAATTATTTTCTAAGCATATCACACACATATTATTTAAAATACTTCTCCCATCGTCTCCTCTCCATCTCTTGGGTTTCTTCCTCCCTTTCCCTATGTTCTCTGCCTTTATAACAAAAATAATTGAATACCCATTTAAGTAAGAATATGATTATTACTACTTCA